CCGCGAATATGGTTATGTGCTGCGCGATGGCAAGGATGCCATCCAGCTTGAAGGAAAGAAGGACATGAAGAAGCGCGGCCTGTCGTCTCCAGATATCGCCGACGCGCTGGCCCTGACCTTCGCCTACCCGGTGCAACCAAACCAGAACGCAGGACGTGCAGCAGCCAATAGGACGCCAATGGTGCAGCACGAATATGACCCTTTTAACCCACCGGGGCAGCGCTCCGAACCAGCATACGAAAGGTAAATCATGGGTGGCTCTTCATCTCCTCCAGCAGTCGCACCGGTTGCAGCAGCGCCAGTTATTCCCGCCATTCAATCGCCAGCATCAGTGCAGGCGAGCAAGACAGTGGCATCGCGCGCCAGCGCAGCAACAGGCCCGGCAGCAACGATTCAAACCGGGGCCAACGGCCTCACAACCCCCGCCACTACTGGCACCAAAACCTTGTTAGGGAGCTAAACCATGTCGTTCATCCATGAAAAACTTGCGGCCATCAAAGAGGCCATCCACAAAGCCCTTGAGCTGGCTGATCCTGAGTTCGCTCTGAAAGAGGCCGAACAAGCGTTCAAGCAGGCCGTTGCTGATGAGGTTGTCAATCTGCGCGATGACTTCGAAGCGTTCAAGGAGCGATTCGATCAGCCGCCATCAGCGCCATCGCCAGTCACGGACGCTGCAAGCGTGAGTGCCGCGGGGGAGTCGCCAAGCACTACGCCGATCTACTCGGCGTCAGTAGCAACCAGCGACAGCGCTGCACCGTCTGTGGTGGCAGTGGATACCAGCAGCGCTTCTTCGGCATCGCCTTCGGTATCTCCGTCCATCCCTGCGCCTTCTGTAACCGCTGACGCATCGCCAGCGCCGGCACCGGTTGCTGAAGCTGCGCCGGCTGTCGATACACCAGCAGCAGTCACAGGCGCCTAAGTAAATGGCCGATCTCGCCCTATCCGAACGCACAGCCGGTGACAAGGCGTCACCGGAAGCCATGCGCCTGCGCCAGCACTGCGACCAGCTATTGATCGCGCTGCGCAATGACCGCATGAGCTGGTGGACGCATTGGCGCGAGATCGCTGATTACCTGATACCACGTCGATACAAGTGGTTGATCACGGCCAATCAGGGCAACCGTGGCAGCCCGATCAATCAGCGCATCGTTGACAACACCGGTACCGTGGCGCTGCGTGTGCTGGCTGCCGGCATGATGTCTGGCATCACCAGCCCAGGCCGCCCATGGTTCAAGTTGGCCACGGACAATGATGTGCTCAATGAGCTGGGTCCGGTCAAGTTGTGGCTGGCCGAGTGTCAGAAGCGGCTCGGCACTGTGTTTGCTGAGTCCAATTTCTATACCTCGCTGGCCACTGTCTACGGCGATCTAGGCGCGTTCGGTACCGGACCGATGATCATCTATCACGACTATGACGACGTGATTCGGTGCTTCAACACCTGCGCCGGCGAGTATTTTCTTGCGCAGGATGACCGCCAGGACGTCAGTACGCTGTGCCGCGAGTTCGTGCTAACCGTCAAACAGGTGGCCGAGATGTTCGGCTTGGAGAATTGCAGCCCGACAATTCAGGGGGCGATCAAGACCGGTGGCGCCATGCTCACGCGCGAGGTCAAGGTAGGTCACCTGATCGAGAAGAATTCGGACCTGATACCCGGAGCACCAGGCGTGAAGGGTATGCCATGGCGTGAGGTGTATTGGGAACTGGGCAGCGGCAGCAACTACCTGCTGCGCACTCGGGGCTTTCATGAAAAGCCATTCATCGCACCGCGCTGGGACATCGTTGGTAATGATGCTTACGGCCGCAGCCCTGGCATGGATGCACTGGGCGACGTCAAGATGCTGCAGGTTGAGCAGAAGCGTAAAGCGCAGGCCATCGACAAGCACGTCAACCCGCCGATGCTTGCCGATGTATCGCTTAGAAACGAGCCTGCATCGATGATTCCGGGTGGCGTGACCTACGTTTCCAACAATAACGGCGTCGGCTTCAAACCGATCTATGAAATCAAGCCAGACTTTCAAGGGCTGGCTGCTGACATCAAGGAAGTGCAGGAGCGGGTCAAAGTTACCTTCTTCAATGATCTGTTCATGATGATCAGTCAGCTCGACACCGTGCGCACTGCAACTGAGATTGATGCACGTAAGGAAGAAAAGCTGATCCAGCTTGGCCCGGTGCTGGAGCGCTTCGAGAATGAGGCGCTTGATCCAGCCATCAATTGCACCTTCGACATCATGTTGCGTAATGGTCTGCTGCCACCGGTACCGCAAGAGCTGTCTGGCCAGAAGATTAAGGTTGAGTACATCTCCATGCTGGCCGAGGCGCAGAAAGCCGCGAGCACTGCCGGCATCGAGCGTCTGGCTGGCTTCGTCGGCAACATGGCAGCCGCCAAGCCTGAGGTGCTGGACAACATCGACTTTGACGAGGCTATCGAGGAATACGCAGACATGCTCGGCGTGTCACCCAAGATCATCGTATCGCTGGTCAAGGTGCGGCAAATCCGCGCTGCCCGCAATCAGCAGATGCAGCAGCAACAGACTTTGCAGAACAGCGTAGCAGCCGCCCAAGGTGCACAAACGCTCAGCCAGACCGATGTCGGCGGTGGCGTGAACGCACTCCAAAAAATGATAGGTGCCGCATGAGCGAGAAATTAATCGACTTCAAAGACCTGCGCAAGCTGATTCGGCCTGACGCTTCGATGAAAGATCGCCGTCTGATCGAGATGCGCTTTCAGGAGGAGGAAGCCGCCGAGCAGGCCGAGGCTAAACAGAAGGCCATGATTATGGGCGCGCCACCGCTGCCACAAGCGCAGCTCGTCTATGACCATGGAAGCAACACAGTCGGCGTGGCCATCCGTGGTGCAAAGCTGATCTGCAAGCTGCCCAAAGGGTACGAAGGACCAGTCTTGTCGCTGGCCGTCTTGCCCGGTGAGCGCATCGTCGCACTACACCCGAATCACCCGCCGCTGTTGCTGGAACCAGTGACCGGCACAACAAGGAGACTGTGATGCCAACCATTCCACCAGGCGTGCTGCAAGCACAAGCGCAGGCGCAAGCCCCCGGTCAATCCATGGGGCCGCAGGCTAAGCCCGATGTTGCCAAGGGCCGCAAGCAGGGCAAAGGTGCCAAGGCTCAGCAGCCGACCGCGCCCAACGCTGCGCAATCGCTTTACCCGAATTTACCCACCCAAGGAGGCTAATAGCATGGAAACCACGCACGCCCACAACGACCAGCCAGGGCATGTCATCGAACGCGTTGACGAAGGTCAGCCGGTGTACTTCAGCGAAAAGATCGGGCGCGACTACGCGCAGCCGAACGGCGGCTGGACCACCGACAAGAGTGTCGCCACTGTCATGACCGAAGCCGAGGCAAATGATCGCCTTGAAAAGGGATTGGCACCACTGGCACCATTTTGCAAGGTGGTGGCCAAATGAAGCGCGTAGCCGTCTGCATCCCATCCGGCGACATGGTGCACGCCGATTTCGCAATGAGTCTGGCCGGCATGGCCTACCGCTGCAGTCCAATCATGCAGGATGGCGTCAAGTACGAAGCCATCTCCCTGGCGATCATCAACACCAAGGGCTCGCTGGTGGTCAACAACCGCAACAAGCTGGTTGCCGAGGCGCAGAACCTAGGCGTTGATTACCTGTTCTTTGTTGACAGCGATATCGTTATCCACCCATGGACATTGCGCCGCCTGATCGAGCACGACAAGGATATCGTCGGTGCGACCTACATCCAGCGCGAAGAGCCGCATCGGCTACTCGGCAAGTCACTCAGCGGCGTGATGCTAGACGAAGCACTGACCGGTGTTGAGCTTGGTGCCGATCAGGTGATGGAAGTTGGCGCACTCCCCAGCGGTTGCCTGTTGATCAAGATCGGTGTGTTTTCCGGCATGGAAAAGCCATATTTCCAGACGCCAGCGCATGCCGCCACCGACAGCACACCGGAGTGGATCGAGGGCGAGGATTACTTCTTTTGCCGCCAGGCACGCGAACAAGGATTCTCGATCTGGCTTGACCTGGCCACCTCGTTTGCGCTCGGCCACGTTGGCCAGCGTGTGAACACCATCCCTACCATGCAGCAAGAACCGGAGAATAAAATTGCGCTCATCCACTGAAGAAGTAACGACCGGCGCAGCCGAGGGTTATGACGCCGGCGACAAGACATCCGTCAAGGACCGTGAAAAGTCAGCCAAGGTACGCGAAGAGCGCCGCCTAAATGGTCTTCGTCAGATCATGGCATCGCCTGACGGCCGCGTGTGGATGTGGGATTTTCTGTCGTCCTGCGGCTTGTTCTCTGTCGTGTTCAACGGCAACAGCAAGGACTATTTCAACCTGGGCCAACGCAATGCCGCGATGCCGATTTTTTCGGAAATCCAGAGGCATTGCATGCCCGAATACCTTTTGATGGTTAAGGAGAATTCGAATGTTTAACCGACTATTTCTACGCTTTGTCCTGATGAACGAGGCCGGCGATGCTGCTGCAGGTGGTGGTGCACCGGCAGCGGCAGCAGCGCCGGCCGCAGAAGGTGCGGCGGCTCCAGCAGCAGCGGCAGCAACCGTAGAAGCGCCCGACAGTTTGCTCGGCGCGAAGCCCGCAGAAGAAGCCAAGCCAGCCGAGGCCGCCAAACCAGAAGACGCGAAGCCAATCGAGTACAGCGATTTCAAGTTGCCCGAAGGCGTCAACCTAGCGCCGGAAAAACTGACCGAGTTCAAGGCAATCGCAGCAGAAGCGAAGATGCCGCAGGAGGCCGCGCAGAAACTGGTTGACCTCTACACAGCAGAAATCAAGCAGGCCATTGACGCGCCAATGAACGCGTGGAAAGACCTGCAAACCCAGTGGCGTGATGAAGTCAAGAACGACCCCGTAATCGGTGGCGCGAATCTTGAAAAGAATCTCGCTGCTACCAAGGCCGGGCTTGTCAATCTGCTCGGTGAAAGCGCTGGTAAGTTCTTTGATGCATTGAACATTACCGGCGCCGGCAACAATCCGGAAATAGTTCGTGGACTGATGAAGGCGGCAGCACCTCACGCACCCGCCACACCAATCAAAGGTAGTCCAGCAGGCAGCAGTGGCACTAAATCTGCGGGCTCGACGCTTTATCCCACGATGGCAGGGCTTGGAAACGGGCACGAAAGCTAATCACTCTACGTCAAGATTCGAACGGCTACACCTTCACACAGCCACCCGAATGACTCAACACAAGGAGAAATCAATCATGAATACTTAGGAGCTATACCATGGCAATTCTCGGCGGCACCGCACTCACATATGCGGACTGGGCAAAGCGCATTGATGATGATGGCAAGGTAGCGACCATCATCAATCTGCTCTCGCAAACCAATGAAATCCTTGACGACATGCTTGTCGTTGAAGGTAATCTGGCAACTGGACACAAGACCACTGTGCGCACTGGTCTGCCTACCGCAACCTGGCGCCTGCTGAACTACGGCGTTGTTAAGACCAAGTCGACCACTGCGCAAGTGACCGACAACTGCGGCATGTTGGAATGCTACAGCGAGATCGATAAAGACCTGGCCGATTTGAACGGCAACACTGCTGAATTCCGCTTGTCGGAAGACATGGCCTTCTTGGAAGGCATGAATCAGCAAATGGCGTCCACGCTGTTCTACGGCAACGTGACTATCAACCCAGAGCGCTTTATGGGGCTGTCGCCACGCTACAACTCATCTAGCACGGCAGCAGCGCAAACCGCTGCGAACGTGATCAGTTGCGGTGGCGCTGCGTCGACCAATACGTCGATCTGGATTTGCTGCTGGGGTCCGAACACCATGCACGGCATTTTTCCGAAAGGAAAAATCTCTGGCCTGCAACACCGGGACCTTGGCGAATGGCCGCTGACCGATGCCAACGGCAACATGTATCAGGGCTACCGTACTCACTTCAAGTGGGACATGGGCATGACCGTGCGCGACTGGCGTTATGTGGTTCGTCTCGCCAACATCGATGTGACGCTGTTGTCTGGTGGCTCCGCAGCCAATCTGATCAATGCGCTGATTCGTGGCGTTCACCGTCTGCCAACTGCACCAGTGCGCGTATCGACTGAGCAGAAGTCAGACGCGCCAAACGGCGGGATGATGGAAATGGGACGCCTGGCGATCTATGCCAATCGCACCATCCGTACCTACCTCGACATTCAAGCCGTCAACAAGACCAACGTCCTGTTGCGTCTGGAAGAGTGGGAAGGCAAGGCGATTACCACCTTCCGAGGTATTCCAGTGCGCACGGTCGATGCAATTCTGTCCACCGAATCCACTATCTAACAGGAGATAGAAATCATGCTTATCGATGCAAATCTGGTCTTTGACCAAGGCACCTACAGCACCAGCGCCGGCATGACTGGTGCTGCGCAGTTCGCCAGCGGTGCTACTACTACCAGCACCAACGTGCTGGACATGATCAACAACCGCGACATGGGCGATGCACCTTCCGGCCTGGGTGAGTTGTCTGTAAATTTCCAAATCACGTCAGCTTATGTGGGTGGTACCTCCGTCAACTTTCAATTGCAGGGATCGACGGATAACACCACCTGGACCACTTACGGCGAAACCGGCGCGGTACCCATTGCAAGTCTAGGTGTTGGTGCGTTGCTATCGTTGCCGCTGCCACCCGTCAATCCTGATGCGGGGGCTATTCCACGCTATTACCGGACTGCTTATGTCAATGTCGGCGCCAATACGGCCGGCTCGGTAATCGCGTGGCTGGGTGCTCGTTCTTACAACCAGTATTACAAGCCCGGTATCACTGTCAACAACTGATAGCCGACTGGCTCGGGGTTCGCTCCGAGCCATCTTTCACATGACTGGAGAATCAAATGTCCGACGATATCAAGAAAGAAGCAAGTGCAGAAGCCCCGAAATATGAACTCACCGAGGCCGCTTACATCGATGACGTGCTGCTGAGCCCTGGCGCCACGATTACCTACAAGGGTATTCCTGGTCACCACATGGAGCCACTCAATGATGCTGCCCGTGCGATGAAGAAGAAGCACAACAAGGCATTCATCGATCCGATTGAAGCAATGACCATCATCGGTTAAGGAGCGCACCATGGGACTTTTCGCATCGGGCGGCATTGAGCAAGCCCAGACCGTTTCTAGCGGTACGCTTACTGCGCTCAATGCGGCAAGCCCTGCAACCCCGTTCCTCGGCAATTTCAATGTGGCCGTGTGGGGTACGTTCGTCGGCACCGTGACGGTCGAGTCGTCATTCGACGGCGGTACGACATGGATTCCAGTGGTCAATAAACGTACTGGCTCGATCATTACCTTCACCACGCCCAGCGTGCTGCAAGAAGATGAGGTCGAGGCCGGTGTCTATTACCGCCTACAAATGACCGCCTACACCAGTGGCATCGCAAGTTACCGTATGTCTGAAGGCGCATCTGCTGGCCGTGTCGAGCGTCTATCATGAGCGATAAACTTGCCCATATGAAGAGCGACAAGTCAGGCGAAAAGCCGATGTCGGACCTGAACGCTACACCAGAGGAATACCCCTACGGCTTACGCTTGCGTCTGACCGAGGAGGATATGAAGAAGATCGGCCTCGATATGCCGAAGGTCGGTGAGATGGTGCACATCATGGCAATGACAAAAGTTGTCTCTGTGCACGCGCACGATAGCGAGGATGGTGGCGCCAGCCAGGGCGTTGAATTGCAGATCACCCACATGTCGGCAGAGGTGGAAGACACCGAAGACGAAACCGACAAGGATGATCGCACGCCTGCACAGAAAATCTACGGGAAGAAATAAATCATGTCTAGCCAAGTAGAAATTGCAAACATGGCGCTGGATGTGATCGGCACGCGCTCGACAATTGCCAGCTTGACCGAGGGCAGTATCGAATCGAGCGCGATTAGCCGACACTGGAATAATGCGCTCGATTCCGTCCTGCGCGCCGCGCATTGGAATTTCGCCCGTAGGCAGATCGCATTGACACTGCTTCAGGACGGCACCGCAGGCGGCACGCCGCCAACTCCGTGGCTGTACGAGTATGCCTATCCCAGTGATTGCTTGTTGATGCGCTACATCATGCCGGCAATTCAAGTGACGCCGGTTGCGGGTTATGTCAGCCAACCGTCGCCAGTTGCTGCCGTCAGTGGACCGGTTCGGTTTTTGATGTCGACCGATCTAGATGCAAATGGCAATCCATTGTCTGTGCTCTTGACCAATCAGCCGCAGGCCATTGGCATTTACACATTCCGTAATACGAATACAGCGATGTGGGATCCACTATTTGTTCAATGCTTTGCCGCCTTTCTTGGTTCACGCGTTTGTATTGCGTTGACTGGCGACAAAAACATGAAGAAAGAAGCCGCCGACATGGCGAGTCAGTTATCCGTCGATGCGCAGGCAAAGAATGGAAACGAGGGTATTACCGTTATTGACACAACACCAGACTGGATGCGAGTTCGAGGCTATGCATCTGATTGGGCTTATCCAGATGGCGGCATGTATTCGTATGGCCCGCAAGCACTCTCGATGGTGACCTGATGGGACAGCCAATCATCCTGCCAAGTTTTGCAGCAGGCGAACTGGCGCCATCGATGTATGGTCGTGTCGATCTGGCGAAATACCATGTTGGTGCCTCGCTGCTGCGTAATTTCTTTGTTGACTACCGAGGCGGTGCATCGTCGCGTCCTGGGACTTCCTTTGTTGGCCAATGCAAAGACAGCACTACGCCAAACCGTCTTATCCCGTTTCAGTTCAATACCTTGCAGGCGTATGCCCTGGTGTTTGGTAATCTGACTATGCGCGTGGTCATGAATGGTGGCTATGTGCTGGAGCCTGCAACGACGATCACTGGCATCACTCAGGCTAGCTCTGGTGTATTCACTGACCCAGCCCATAATTACAGCGTGGGCGATCTGTTGTACTTCAGCGGCATTGTAGGAATGACGCAGATGAATGGCCGTTATGCGACGGTATTCGCGACAACAACTAATACCTACACCCTGGTGGACATGTATGGTGTGCCGATCAATACCACTGGTTACGGTGCTTATATCTCAGGCGGCACTGCTGGCCGTGTCTTTACGTTGGCAACGCCATATTCTGCCAGTGACCTTGCGCTGTTGAAATCCACGCAGTCAGCTGACGTCATGACGTTGACACATCCTAGCTACGCAGCACGGACATTGACACGTACCCAACACTGGGTATGGACGTTGGCGACTATTACCTTTCAGCCCGCATCAGGCGCGCCCGCTAGCGTGACTGCTGTAAATAACGGTGTGGGTAGCAACTACAACTACACGCAATATGGTTATCAAGTAACAGCAGTCGTTGGCGGTATTGAAAGCCTACCTTCGGCAGCTTCATATTGCAGTGGTTCTGCGCTGGGGCAGAACGTTGGTGCACAGAATACGATTTCATGGACATCCGTTACCAATGCTGAGATTTACAACATCTATCGCACACAGGAAAACCTAGATGCCGCCGTGCCTCAGGGGGCTTTATTCGGGTATGTTGGTGCCGTCAATCCAGCAGCGTCGAATACATTCATTGACGATAACATTCTTCCGGACTTCACCAATTGCCCACCGCAGGCATACAACCCATTCACGACGGCGGGCAATCCTGGCTGCGTCACCTACTACCAGCAGAGGCAAGTATTCGGTGGCATGGCAAATGCGCCCGAACAGATCGACATGTCGAAAACAGGTGATTTTTTCAACATGGATTATTCAATTCCGTCAAAGGATGATGACAATATAGAGATCACAATATCGAGCCAGCAGGTCAACGCAATCAACTGGCTGGTACCGATGCAAAGTTTGATCGCATTGACATCAAGCGGGGCCTGGGCAATCAGCGGTGGAACAGTAGGCGCTGCGATCACGCCGTCAGCCATTCAAGCACTGCCGCAGGCCTATAACGGCTGCAGCCCATATTGCCCGCCGATTCCAATTAACTACGACATCCTGTATGTGCAATCCAAGGGCTCCATAGTTCGCGATCTGTCTTACAATTTTTATGTGAATGTCTATACCGGAACCGACATCACTATCCTGGCAAATCACTTGTTCTATGGCTACCAAATCAATGAATGGTGTTATGCCGAGGAGCCTTTCAAGTTGGTTTGGTGCGTTCGTAGCGATGGCAAATTGCTATCGCTTACCTACCTAAAAGAGCAGGACGTCAATGCTTGGGCGCATCACGATACGGCAGGGCAATTCAAGTCCATCTGCTCAATCAGCGAAGGCGCAGAGAATGCCGTCTATGTGATCGTTGAGCGCCTTGTTAATGGTCAGTTCTTGCAATACATCGAACGGTTTGCCAGTCGTCAGATGGGCGGCGATCCCACCATCGGTGTACCGGCAGATGTCACGCGCGCATGGTGCGTCGACGCGGGTCTGCAATATCCACTGACAGAACCAGCAGCCACGCTGACGCCGGCCTCTGTACAGGGCGTCCCGACAATATCGGGTGTGCATGTCGTCGCAGGAGGGGTGGGATACAGCGCAGGCACGACGGTCAGCGCCATCGACTCGACCGGTTCTGGCTTTGTTGGGGTCCCAGTGATCGTTGGTGGCGTGATTCAGTCGATTACAATCAACCAGGGCGGCATCAACTGGACAAATCCAACTTGGAATATTTACGATCCAGCCGGCACAGGCTCTGGCGCCGCGATGCAGGCGATCATTACAAACCCAGTGCTTATGTTTGCCAATACTGCCGTTTTCGGATCTACAAAAATTGGCGATATTTTGCGCATCAACAACGGCACTGGCAATGTGCTGTCTATTCCAACAACATCACAAATCCTCGTCAATATCACGACGCCATTGTCAAGTGTATGGCCAGCAACAGCTGGGAACTGGTCTTTGACCACACCAGTTACAACGGTGTACGGACTCGATCATCTGGATGGCCTAACCGTCTCGATTCTTGCGGATGGCAACGTCGAGCCGCAACAAGCAGTTGTGAATGGTTCTATCACACTGTCGCACCCATGCTCTGCAATTACGGTCGGGTTGCCTTATGTCTGCCAATTACAGAGTCTATATCTCGACATAGAAGGCGGGGGCGGCACCGTGCAATCAAAACGTAAAAAAATCAATGCAGTAAATGTGCGAATGCAGGATAGTCGCGGCTTGCAAGTTGGCCCTGATTTCAATTCATTGACAGAAATCAAGGAGCGCACGACGCAAAACTATGGTCAGGCGATTCCATTATTTACAGGTGATCAGCGAGTTGTGACGTCTCCAGCTTGGACGGTGCAGGGGCAAATTGCGGTGCAACAGAATTACCCGCTGCCCGCGACCATTCTAGCGCTGATACCTGAAGTAACCGTGGGAGACTCGTAATGGTAGACATGATCATTATTGCTACTGATGAGCATGCACGGATGATGGCGCCGAACATGCGCACCGCAGAAGTGCTTGAGCTCGCAGCAGATAGCGGCTTGGCGCCAGAGGCAGCGCTATTGCGTGAGGTCGGGCGATCAATCCGTGCGTGGTCATGGATCGTAGACGGCAAGGTCGCCTGCATGTTCGGCATCGTGGCGCCGAGCCTGATTGATGAAAACAGCTATCCGTGGTTCCTCACCACCCCGCTCGTTGAAAAACACGCCATTGCATTCGCGCGCCGCTGCCGCTTGCTGCTGCCGGACTTGCTGGCACACCACCCGCGCCTGGTCGGCATGGTCGATGCGCGTTACACCATGTCTATCCGCTGGCTCAGGTGGCTTGGCGCAGTCGTGGAAAATCCTCAGCCATGGGGCGTTGCCGGCCTACCATTTCACAGATTCACCATTGGAGCGAAACATGCAATTGACTGAGCATGATCGCAGCGACATGCTCGCCTACGTCAACCGCTTGGAAGCGGAAATGACGACGATGCCGCAAGTGGATGTACCTGTCTGGAATAACTGGGCTCCAGGCATCTATGCGCGCACGATCCTGATCCGTGCTGGCGTGATGCTAACCGGTGCCGTTCATAAAACAGAGCATTTGTGCATCGTATCTGGTGATCACACATTTACCACTGATGATGGCGTGCAGCGCATTACTCACCCTCATCAAATCATGTTATCGAAGCCCGGCGCCAAGCGCGCCGGCTATTCGCACGCTGATACATGGTTCACCACCGTGCACGCCACCAACGAGACAGATCTAGACAAGTTGGTTTTGGAACTATGTGACGTGAGGGGGCAGGAGCTGATTGGCGGTAGTGAGAACAAACAAATGCTGCATAACCTTCTGAAGGGCTGAACATGTCACTTGCAATTACAGCCGTAGCAGTCGCTGCAGTCGGTGCCGGCGTAAGCGCCTACAGCTCCTATCAAGCAGGCCAGGCGCAGAAAGCAGCTGCGAACTATCAATCTCAGGTGGCGGCCAACAATGCCACTATCGCAAACATGAATGCCAATGCTGCTACCGCAGAGGGAAATCAGCAGTTACAGGCAGCGCAAGAACAAGCATCGCAGCATCAAGGGATGATTCGCGCTGTCATGGGCGCCGGTGGCATCGATCTGAACTCAGGTAGTGCATTGCGCAATCAGCAAGGTGTTGCCGAGGTCGATTCATTAAACCAAGCAACCATCACCAGTAATGCCGCACGTTCGGCATGGAACTATCGGACACAGGGCTCGAACTATGATTCGACCGCTCAACTTGAGACGATGCAGGGAAATCAGGCCAGTACAGCGGGTTACATGTCTTCGTTCTCAACGCTACTAAGTAGTGCTGGAACGACAGCAAGCCAATATAACAGGGCCACGGCTGCGCCCTCTTCTGCAACCTCTTAAATAAAAATCATGCCTATTCTGCCAACACTCGAAACTTCGCAAAGCGTCTTCAGTACTGGCGCGCTTGGCCCGCAACAGGTTCAAGCGTCTGCGGCAGATTTTGGTGGCCTGACTGCGCAGGCTGGCCAACAGATTGGGCAAGCCGCACAAAGTGTTAGCGGTGACGTCAGTCAGATCGGCCTGCGGCAGAAAGCAATTCAAGATGAAACTGATGTAAATAGTACTTACTATAAGCAAACTTTCCCGGCGATCACTGATGCTACGCAAAAGTATCTAAATTTGCAGGGCAAGGATGCTGTTGACGCGTTACCAGCATATCAGGCGCAACTTGAGCAAATTCGCTCAGACCAGCGCGATACTCTGGCGAATCCGCAGCAACAGCAAATGTTTGACAACATTGCCCGCAGGACGATTGCGTTTAACGTAGATGGCGCCGCACGCCATGCGACGCAGCAGAACATCGTATATCAGGATCAGACCTCGGCCGGCATGGTAGCGGCGGCCGGCGACCTGGCCGTACAGCATTGGAATGACCCGGTTGGATTTAATGTCGGCTTGCAATCTGGCGTCAGCGAAATCATGACGCATGCTCAGTATCGCGGCATGCCCATTGAATACGCGCAGAAACAGGTACAAGACTTCACTAGCAAGACCTACACGCAGCGCCTGACGGAGATGGCAAACACCGATCCGGTGGGTGCCTATGACCTGTTCAAGAATGGCGAAACCTATACCGATAAGCTTGGGCAGCATCATGTCGACATTCAGTCTCAGATCGATCCTGCCGTATTGCCAACGCTTGAATCACATTTGATGCAAGGTGCTAAGACGGTGCAGGCGAGCATCATTTCTCACAATGCCATTTATGGGGGCACAAGCACCGTGTCTGATCCATCGCATCTGTACGATGCCACACAGAACACGCCGCCATTGAGCAACGTAGTTAATAAGATAGAAAGTAACGGCGCGCCAGATTCTGCCAATATCCACGGCCCGATGACAAGCAGCGGCGAGCGTGCGCAGGGCAACATGCAGGTAATGCCGGCCACGTCGCTTAATCCGGGCTATGGCGTCACACCCGCCAAGAATAACAGCCCGGAGGAAGTCGCCCGCGTTGGTCGTGACTATATCGGCGCAATGACCGCGAAATATCAGAATCCGGCCTTGGCGCTGGCCGCATACGACGCTGGCCCCGGTATGGTCGATGACTGGATCAACGGCACGAATAAGACCGGTAAGAATCCGAATCTAACGCAATTGCCGGATCCGCGTACCGGTGCGATATCCAATGCTGACTTCGCAGCGAAGATTCCTTTTAGCGAGACTCGGGCATACGTCGGCAAGGGCTTAGCCATGTCGTCGCAGCCAAGTGATAAGCCACAGGCATTGCCGACCACCGCAGAACTGAAAACGCAATTGCCGGACATTGCTGCAAATGCGCGTGCGGCGGCACTGAAGATGTACCCGAATGACCCGACGTTTGCAGACTCTGTTTTTCAGCGCACGCTGAACCAGGGTAATACCGTCCTGCAAGGCGTCACAGCTCAGGAAAACGGCGCGCGCGACACACTTACCAGAATGATGATCGGCAGCAAGCCAGATGGTAGCGACCGAATCACATCAATGGATCAACTCCTGTCGACGCCGGCAGGAAAACAGGCATGGGCAAACGCCACTCCCGAAGTGCAGGCAGGAATACAGAGCAGTCTCGCTAAACCTCAGAACGTCCCTATGACGCAGGAAGGATTCAACCTGTATTACCAGATGCGGGGCCAGGCAGCGAATGACCCCAATAAATTTGTGCAGCAGGATCTGAGCGGCCTGTACGGGAAGATGCCGCTGGCGCAGATTTTGGAACTGACGAACGTGCAGGCCGGTCTGGCTAAGGGCGCACAGGGCCAGGTAGGAAAGTCCTTGGACTGGTCAAAAACAAAGGGTGACGTCGATGACATGCTCAAGCCGCTTGGGCTTGGAAATGCAGCGAAGTCAGGCACGGACCAGTCTACCCAGACAGAGACTTTTTACGGTAAGTTGCAGGATGCCATCGAAAGCTACCATGACCAAAACCAGAAATATCCAGACACCACGGCGACGCGCAAGATTGCGGCCGGCTTGCTAACACAAGGCACGCAAGGCCCGGATCACTGGTATTCGACGGGCAACAAAACAGCCGCCTTCCAATCGCCGGACTTGAGTAAATTTAAGGCTACGGTACCGGATGATCAAAGGCCGTTATTGCAGCAGCAATTCCAGAACGTCTATAAGCGACAGCCAACGGATGATGAGTTGAATGGACTGTACACGCAGTTTCAGCTTTCCAAGAGGAGCGGTAAATAATGCCCGGTGATTTCGAATCATTCTTGCGTAGCCAGCCATCACCAGACGCTGCGGTACCAGGGCAGACCGCACCGGTATCGCCAGCACCTGGCGTTGATCCAACACCTGCACAGCCAGTGGCGCCTTTCGAAGCATTTTTGCGCGCCAACAAGAGTCAGCAGGATGCGCAGCAGCTCCAGCAGGCGCAGGGCATCGCCGTTGCTAACAGCGGTAGCAGTGCGGCTGCTGCCGGACAGGCTGCCGAGGTAGGGCGTCAGATCGGTGCGCCGCAAGCCGCCGTCGAGGCTGACTTGCCGCGTTACCAGGCGCAGGCATTGGCACAGAAGAATTCGCAGACGTTGGCCGCTAGCCCGAAGCTGGCAAGTTGGGTTGCTGCCAATCCTGACAGCGCGCGCGTGGCACAGAACGATTTCGACGATATGTCGCAGATCGAGCCACTGTTTTCCAATGACGCGAAAAAGAGCATCGAGCCAGTGCTGATGGGATTGGCCAAGGGTGCGGTCGGTGGCTTCAATGATGCATCGCTGGCAGTCAATCGACTGATCGGCTATGGCGCACAGGGCCTGGATGCTGTTTCTGGTACAAATGCATCCGATTGGTGGTATCAGCACATGATCGCCCCGGCGCTGCAAAATAAGGACGCGACCGCGATACCAGCAAATGCGCCTTTTGGCGTTAAGGCCGCTGGCGTGGGAGGCAACTTGCTGAGCATGATCGCCACCATTGCGGCAACTGGTGGTGCTGGCGCTGCGGCTGAAGCTGGCGAGGCTGCGACAGTCGGACAGGCCGCACTACAGACCGCAAAGACCGGCAGTCGGGCAATGGCATTCCCAGCGCTGACATCGGCAGTCAACACCGGCCAGGATGTTTACAACCAGACCGGTGACAGCAAGCAAGCGATTCGCGCCGCACAAATGGCCTACGCCACTACTACCCTAGGCGGCATCGTTCCACTGGGCGTGCCAGGCAGCATTGGCGCACGCCTGGCTAGCGGCGCTGCCTCTGGTGCCATAACCGGTGAGGTATCGCGCCAGGCAATGAATCTGGTTATGCCGCAGCAACAAGGTTTTGATCCAGAGCAGACCATTCTTTCTGGACTGAGCGGCATGATGTTGGGTGGCCTCATGGGGCATGGCCCGCTGCATGAAGGCGTACAGCAGGCATTTAGTGATGGGCTGGCAGCAGAGACTGCAGAGCATGGCGGTCAAGCCATCGAGCAGTTGAGCAAGATTGCGCAAGAATCAAATCTGCGCACGCATGACCCGCAAGCCTTCAAGGAGTTTGTCAGATCGCAGACAGAAGACGGCAACATGCCCAACGTCTACGTAGACGGCAAGATATTCGAAGATGCCTTACATCAGTCTTCAGTTGACCCGCAGCAGATACCTGGGCTGCAAGACAGGCTTGCCGAGGCCACGCTGACCGGTGGTGACGTGCAGATTCCTGTTGAAGATTACGCAACCCACATTGCCGGTACCAATCTTGAGAATGCCATTCTGCCGAATCTGAAGGCAGAAGAAGGTGGCATGACCTATGCCGAGGGACAGAAATTCTATCAAGACGCTGCCGGCGAAATGCAGGCGCGCGCGCAAGATATCGTCAGCAAGCAGCAGGGTGTTGAGGCGCAGCAGGACGACGTCAAGGCCATTGGCGACAAGCTGATGGCCCAAATGCAGGCAACCGGACGCTTCCCTGATGACGTGGCGCGTGCCAGCATCGCGCCGGTGACAGAGTTCTATCGGACCATGGCCGAGCGCTATGGTATGAAGCCGGGCGAGTTGTACGAAAAATATCCGTTATCGATTGCAAAAGAGCGGACAGGCAATGCTGATAAGCTCGATCAGGCAACAGGATGGGATTCGGTTGAAACTGATGAACCGGGCTCTGTAGCCGCAGACAATCCAAAGGGAGTTTATAGCCCTTCACAACGTACTATTGGCCTTTTGCAAAATGCAGACTTGAGCACGTTTCTGCATGAATCTGGGCATTTTTTCCTGCATACCATGGGCGATCTTGCTGGGCGTGAAGATGCTCCGCAGCAAGCCAAGGATGATATGCATACTGCCATTCAATGGATGGGCGGGAAAGATTTGGCGGATTGGAATTCCCGCAGTATTAGCCAGCAGCGTGATATGCATGAGAAATGGGCGCGTGGTTATGAAACGTATTTGATGGAAGGCAAGGCACCGACGCAAGGCATGCAAGCACTGTTTTCTCGTTTTCGTTCTTGGTTGATGAACATCTATAAATCATTTAATGAATTGCATGTTCAACTAACCCCAGAGGTGCGCGGTGTGATGGACCGTATGCTAGCCAGTGATGAGGCAATCCGGCAGGCCGAACAATCACGCGGCTATTTTCCTCTGGACCTGTCCAAGACTGGCGCCACCGATAAGCAGCAGGCAGACTATGCAGCGCTTGGCCAGCAGGCCACGCAGGATGCCGTCGGCACATTGCAAGCGCGTAGCGTGCGCGACATGCAGTACACATCGAATGCCAAGAGCAGGGCGTTGAAAGCATTGCAACGGGAGGCTGCTGGTCTGCGCCGAGGTATTCAAGATGAGGTGACCAAGGAAGTCATGGCGCAGCCTGTCGAGCGCGCCCGCGAATTCATGAAGTCCGGCAAGGTGCTGGATGCCGAGGGCAGGGAAGCGCCCGACATGCGCCCGTTGGGTGCTGGCGATGGCAAGATCAATATTGCTGACCTGAAAGAGATGTACCCGGAGGGTAATTTAAACCGCCCCGATCTGGATGCATTGCGCGGCATGACCTCCAAAACAGGCATGCATCCCGACATGATTGCCGAGATGTTCGGCCTCGGCAGCGGTGACGAGCTGGTACGAAGTCTGGCCGACGGCGAGAAGCCGAAAGAACAGATTGCCAGGCTGACCGATCAGCGCATGCTTGAGCGCCACGGCGAGCTGACCGACCCTGCCGCCATGGATGCCGCTGCCAATGAAGCGGTGCACAATGAGACCCGCGCCAAGTTCATGGCCACCGGCCTGAAGCTACTGACAAAATCCCCAGTACCGGCGCGTGAGCTGGCGCGCGCGGCAACCGAAGCTGCCGAAACCACGATTGCCGCCAAGCGCGTGGGTGATCTGAACCCGCGTCAGTATGAGGTTGCGGAAACTAAGGCGAACAAGGAGGCGTTGACTCTGGCGCCAAAGGATACGGCCGGCGCAGTTGAGGCGCAGCGTCAGGCGCTGCTCAGCAATCGCTTGGCCGCTGCCGCGCGCGATGCCGTTGCCGAGGTCAAGAAAATTGTCTCGTCGCAGGGCAAGTACGATAAGGACAGCATCCGCAACAAGATGGATCCTGACATACTCGACCAGATCGATGCTTTGCGCGAGCGCTTCGACTTTCGTCAAAAACCACCTGAAGGCCCTACCAAGCAGCAAGTGCAGTTGCAAGCGTGGGTTGATTCGCAGAAGGATCTTGGCTACGCTCCGCTGCAAAACGCCGACATGCTAGACCCGTCGGTGCGCATGCACTATAAGGACATGACTGTCGAGCAGTTGCGCGGCTTCAACGACACGATACGCAGCATGGAGGCCATTGCGCGAGAACGCAAAACCGTGACGATAGCCGGTAAAAAAGTCGATCTGGCCGTAGTGGTCAATGATCTGACTGCAAAAATGCAGGCGCAGGCTAACAAGTTCACCACGCAGCAACTTGTTGATAGGCCGCGCGCTGGCGTCGACAGCAATTTCTCCGTAGCGCTTGACCGTTCTGCCGCATTCCTGCGCTCAGCATCTGCCGAGCTCAAACCGCAGCAGTTCAAAGCCAATCAGTTCGATCAGCACGAAATCATGGGGCCATTCGCCAAGGCGATTTTTGGCCGTGTCTTCGATGCCAACTATCACAAGCTAGATATGCTCAAGGCGCTATCGAACGATTTCAAAGCAGCCGGCGAGCGCCTGGGGCCAGATTGGCAAAAGGGCTTGACCGACACGGTAAGCAATACCAGGCTCCTCGACGCAGACTTGACCAAAGAAGCCGGAACGCCAGTCTATCGCCGTTTGACGCGCGGCGACATGCTGGGCATCGCGCGCCATGTCGGCAATGAGTCCAACT